CAGACTTTGTTAAAGGTGTTGAGAGTGAAGATTTTTTAAACTCTAGCATGAAAACAGATGATGATTATTACAACAAAAAAATATTTTTTTCTGATAAAAGATTGTTCAGATTTTTGCCGCCAACTAAAGGTATGAAAGATTTAGTTGCGTTTATTAAAAGCACTAAGATACCTTGGGAAATTTTAACTTGTGTTGGTGAGGGAAATAGGCAGTTAATAATTTATGATAAAAAAAAATGGGTTGAAGATTATGTTGATCCCTATGTCGTTGTTAATACCACTTTGAGAGGCACCGATAAAAGTATTTTTGCTAGAAAAAATAGTTTATTGATTGATGATAAAGAAAAAAATATTAAAGCATGGTGCAAAGCTGGTGGTGTTGGAATTATACACACAGATGTTGAATCTACTATTGAGTATCTAAAACAAATCTTATAAGTATCTAAGTTGCTAAAACTTTACCCTGATAGTATATTAATGGTGTAGAAATGATTGTTGCAAACATGGTGTTTGCAATGGCTAATTTTTTATAGGAGGCTGATTATGACTACACATTTCACTTCAGGTGTAACTAATGTTTCTTCAGATGGAACATTAGGTAAATTAAAATCACCTGCACCACATAAGTATCATCAATACTTTAATGATTTTGATACTTATTTAGCATCGGATTGGACAATTACCACAACAGAGGATGGTACTGGTTCTGCTACTGAGGCTTTAACTGATGGAGATGGAGGGGTTTTGCTAGTAACTAATGCTGCTGGTGATAACGACCACGACTTCTTTCAGCTTGTCAAAGAGGGTTTTAAATTCGAATCTGGAAAGCAAATAGGTTTCCACACAAGATTTAAAACCAATGATGCTACTCAAACTGATATTGTTGCTGGTTTACAGTTGACAGATACATCACCATTAGATGTAACTGATGGCATATTCTTTTTAAAATCAGACGGTGCTGCAACTATTAGTTTTATTGTTGAAAAAGACAGTAGCCAATCCACATTGACTTTGCCTAATTCTTTGGCAGACGATACTTTTATGACTCTAGGATTCATATACGATCCTAAAGATCAAAAGTTTCATGTCTATCAAAACAATGTATTAGCAGGGACAGTTGTAAGCACAAACGCACCAGATGATGAGGAATTAACTTTATCTTTTGGCATACAAAATGGTGCAGCTGCCGCAAAAACTCTTAGCGTTGATTACATTGGTGCTTACAAAGAGCGTACTGCGGTTACTGAACTGTAAGGAGTAAATAATGGCTGACACAGTTACCTCTCAAACAATACAAGATGGTGAACGAGTAGCTGTTTTAAAATTTACCAATGAATCTGATGGCACAGGTGAATCTAGCGTTAAAAAAGTTGATGTTTCAGCATTAGCAAAAAATAGCGCAGGTGAAACTTGCACATCAGTATCCATAGGTAGAATTTATTGGGCGTGTCGTGGCATGGGCGTAGATCTTGAGTTTGACGCAACCACTAATGTACTTGCAATACCTTTACCAGCTGATAGCACAGGAGATGAATATTATGATTTATTTTCTGGTATTCCAAATAATGCTGGTAGTGGTGTAACAGGCGATATTGACTTTACTACAGTAGGTCATAGTAATGGTGATGCTTACTCAATCATATTGGTGTTAAATAAAAACTACTAATATATGGCAACCATCAAAGATGTAAAAAGGACTCCAAGCGGTAGATTAACCTATCGTGGCGAGTCCTTTCCTGGTTATAACAAACAAAAAAGAACGCCTGGCAAAAACAAAAAGTTTGCAGTATTAGCAAAAAAAGGCGATCAAGTAAAAATCGTTAGATATGGTGATCCAAACCTGTCTATTAAAAAAGATCAACCTGCAAGGAGAAAATCATTTCGTGCTAGGCATAATTGTGATGCAGTAGAAAAAAAGAAAGATGTTTTCACCGCAAGTTATTGGTCTTGTAAAAACTGGTAAAAATTATGGCAAAGAAAAAATCAAAAACCCCTAGCAATGTAACTAATCCCTCTCTATATCAAAGAGTAAAAGCCGAGGCTAAAAGAAAGTTTGATGCTTTTCCAAGCGCTTATGCCTCTGGATGGATTGTAAGAACTTACAAAAAAAGAGGTGGAGGCTATCGCGGTGCTAAAAAAGCTGAAGGTGGCGAAATATCTTCAAGAGATTTAAAACCTATACCAAAAGAAAATAAAGGTTTACCAAAATTACCTAAAAAAGTAAGAAATCAAATGGGTTTTATGAGTCAAGGTGGTGCAGTAAGGATACAAGCAAGAGGCTGTGGTGCTATTATGAACGAAAAAAGAAAACAAACAAAAGTGCCTCGTGGCTAAATGGTCTGCCGCTAGGAAAAGAAAAGTAAATTGCAAAAACCCAAAAGGTTTTAGCGAAAAAGCACATTGTGCAGGTAGAAAAAAGCGTGGTAAGAAAAAAACCAGATCCTAAAGTCGGCACAGGAAAAAAACCTAAAGGCTCTGGTCGTAGGTTATATACTGACGAAAACCCAAAAGACACTGTTAGCATCAAGTTCGCTACCATGAAAGATGCAAACGCAACAGTTAATAAAGTGAAAAGAATTAAAAAACCGTTTGCAAGAAAAATACAAATATTGACGGTAGGTGAACAAAGAGCAAAAGTGATGGGTAAAACAGGTATTGCTAATGTATTTAAAAAGGGCAAAGAACAGATAAGAAGGGCAAGGAAAAAGTAATGTCTTTAAAAGAATGGTTTGGTAAAGGCCCTAAAGGTGATTGGGTGGATATTGGTGCGCCAAAAAAAGATGGTAAATTTCAACAATGTGGCAGACCATCAGCTAAAGGCTCAAAAAGAAAATACCCCAAATGTGTTCCAAGATCTACAGCAAAACGCATGACCAAATCACAAATTAGATCAGCTGTTCGTAGAAAAAGAGCAAAAAAACAAGGCGTTGGTGGAAAACCAACAAATGTAAAAACTTTTGCGGCAAAAGGTGGTAATATATCTAAATCAAACATTTCTAATATGGGATTGTTTGGTAGAAACTAGGAGTAAATGATGAAACATAAAATGAAAGCTAAAGGCATGAAAATGGGTGGCAAAATGAAAGCCAAAGGTATGAAAAAAGGCGGCAAGATGTATGCTTTGGGTGGTGCTTTAAAAAAACTGTCAAAAGGTGAAAGAATTAAGAAAAGCAAAGAGGCTTTAGAAAAATCTATTGCTAAAGGTATGCAAAAAGGCGGCAAGATGATGGCAAAGGGCAGAAAAAGTGGTGGCAAAATGAAGTCTAAAGGTGGCGTAAAAGGTAATATGGGTTTGTTCGGAAGAAAATAATCTTTATTACAAATAAGTATTGTGGCGTACTTACACTCAAACATACCTTACTTTAAATGTTGGGTTAGAAAAGAATACACTCATAATCACGAGGATTATCATGGCGAGTTCTTACACGCCATGGCTGTTGGCGTTACAACCATGCCTTGTAGATGTCTTAGTTTTCAAGTTATTTTTACAGGTATAGCACCAGATGGTGAGCCTGAAGATACAGTGCATGGTGGCGCTATGTGGGCTAGGATGCCTATTACAGCTTTAGTTGGTGATACAGAATTTACTGAATGGCCTACTCCTATGCCTGTTCACGATGCTCAACCTTGGGATTGTTCATCGCATGATCATGCGGTTCACATAATTAATAGAGCAACACCTTGTCCTTGGATCGCTAAAATTGATGGTCAATTCTTCCCTGCTAAATATATGTTTACGGTAGATTACACAAATAGCGAAATAGCTGATGATCCTGCTCAACATAAGCAAAGTCATGTTATGGAATTATTAGACGCAGGTGAATGGACAGGAAACATCGTAGCTTTGCCTAACAACAGAGTTCGTGTAACTCATCCAGCATGGTTTACACATGGCGAGGGTGCGCCTGACTTTAGACCATCAGCACATATACATTATTCTAAATCTGATTTAGACTATACTTTAGATGTAAATAGAGTTTTCGATAATATTTACAATCCTATGGAGGATGATGATGGCTGAGTTAACAATAGCACAAAAAAAGAAATTAATAAGTGCCTTGAAAAAAGCATCTAAATCTCATGCTGCACAAGCAAAAATTATTGAAAAAAGTCTTAAAACAACTAAGCGTAAGAAATAATGGCAACATCAAGCAGTAAAGATTTTGAATTAGATGTAGCAGATTATGTAGAAGAGGCTTTTGAGCGTTGTGGTATAGAATTACGCACAGGATATGATCTTAAAACTGCAAATAGAAGTTTAAATCTTATGTTAGCAGAATGGTCAAATCGTGGTTTAAATCAATGGACAATTACAGAAAAAACTGTAGCCATGGTTAAAGATACAAAGACTTACAATATTGATTCATCAAATGCAACTGCACCTATTGATGTTCTTGATGTTTTTATAAGAGAAACTGTAAGTAGTGAAACAACAGATTTACCAATGACACGATTAAGTCGTGCTGAATATTCTAATATTGCTACTAAGTCAACAACAGGTAAACCTAACCAATTTTTTATTAACAAACAGATTACTCCAACAATAAATGTATGGCCCACGCCTGATAAAAGTAGCACATACACAATTCACATGAATGTTTTAACAAGAATGGATGATGCAGATGCCGCTACAAACACTTTAGATGTACCATTTAGATTTTATCCTTGTTTAGCTGCTGGTTTAGCATATTACATTTCTTTAAAAAGAGCGCCAGAAAGAACTGCTTTACTTAAAAGTTTATATGAAGAAGAGTTTGAAAGAGCCATGTCAACAGATGAAGATAGAGCATCATTCAGAATTTCACCAAACCTAAGAACTTACGATAGAGCATAATGGCATACGCATCTGGCAAAAAAGCATACGGAATATGTGATCTAACAGGTTTTAGATACAGATTGAAAGATATGAAAAAAACTTGGGATGGTCTATTAGTAGGCCCTGATCAGTTTGATGCAAAACATCCACAGCTAATGCCAAGACCTGCGCCAAAAGATCCACAATCTCTAAAAGACGCAAGACCTCAAGAAAAAGATGATAATAATTTTTTTGCTGTTTATACCAACTTTGGAGATGGTAAACTAGGTAAACAACTACCTACATTTGGGGTGAGTGTAAATTTAGGATCAGTTACGGTTACAACATGAGTTTTACTTTATCAACATTAAAAACAGCTGTGCAAGATTATTTGCAAGTATCTGAAACCACATTCACAAATCAATTAGATACTTTCATAAAAGAATCAGAGGATAGAATATTTAGCCTTGTTCAATTACCAAATCAAAGAAAAAATGTGCAAGGCACACTAACAGCTAGTAATAGATTTTTAGCTACGCCAACAGATTTTTATGCACCAATGAGTCTTGCAATAATTGATAGTAGCACTTATGACTATTTAGATTTTAAACATCCATCTTTTATGAAAGAATACATATCCTCTACAAGCACCACAGGTCAACCAAAGTATTATTCTTTATTTGACGATACTGCTTTTGAGGTAGCA